CGCAGAGTACAGCGACAAACCAATATCAGCGCGTACTGCATACCTAAGCGCATAAACCAAAACACAAAGACATACGACTAATGGCGGCAAAGAAGTTAGAACAAGACAGCGAATATGCTAGCTATGACACGGATGGTGATGGCGTAGTTAGCGATGATGAGTTAGAAACAAGCCAGCAGCTACAAGCGTTAAAACTACAGCATGAAAAGGCTCAGTCTCAAAGATACATGGCGTGGTTTGCTCTGTGGGGCATGTTGTTATACCCAAGCCTTGTTGTTGTAAGTAGCTGGATAGGTCTAGAGCAAGCAGCAAATATACTGGGCTCGATGGCTGCAACGTACTTCGTGGCAATCGCAGGCCTGGTCGCCGCGTTCTTTGGTGCATCTGCATGGCAAAATAGGAAATAGATTATGAGCATTGTTGCATCACTGGTTGGGCCGGTCACAGGTCTACTAGACAAGTTCATAGAAGATAAGGATCAAAAAAACCGCCTTAGTCACGAAATCGCTACGCTTGCCGAGAAGCAATCGCATGAGGCGCTCAAGGGTCAGCTTGAAATCAACAAGATGGAAGCGGCACATAAGAGTTTGTTTGTAGCTGGATGGCGACCTGCCATCGGTTGGATCTGCGCTCTGGGCCTGCTCTACAACACCATCATCGCCAACATAATCAGCATCTGGGTAGATGTGCCAGAAGTAGATACAACGCTGCTTGTGCCCGTTATGATGGGTATGCTCGGATTGGGCGCTATGCGTTCCTACGAGAAGGTCAACTCCGTAGCACGGGAGAAGTAATGAGCAAGCTTGTTGAAATGATCAAGCGCCACGAAGGCGTCAAATCCAAAGTTTATTTGTGCAGTGCTGGGTATGAAACCATAGGCGTAGGCAGAAATATCTCAGAGTCTGGCCTTGGGCTATCTGACGATGAAATTGAATACTTGTTGGCGAATGACGTAGCGCGAGTAAAGAGCGAGCTTGCCGACACATACTTCTGGTTCAATGGCATCAACGAAGCGCGTCAAGATGCAATGATCGATATGTGCTTTAACCTTGGTCTGACCAGATTACGTGGTTTTGTAAAGGCTCTTGAGGCTATGTCACGCGAACAGTTTGATATAGCTGCTGATGAATTTATGGACAGCAAATGGGCGAAACAAGTAGGCATGAGGGCTGTGAGGGTGACTGAAATGATTAGGTCTGGGGAGTATGCATAATGGCTAGAGGTGGCCCTAGTACAGGTGGATCAAAAGGCGGGGGAAATGTTGTTCCCACTAACCAGCCGACGATGAGTGACAACGCCTATAGAAGCTCTCGTCCTTTTCCGTCTGGTAATCGTCAACCAATTTCTCCAAGAAGTTACACAAACATTTTCACTGGGCCTAGACAGCCTACTATGGGCGGTAGATTTGGCACTCTTGGTGGCATTGGTTATGGCCCCAATCCATTAGGTTCTGCTGGCTCAACAGGAATTGTGGCAGACAGTTATGCGACAGACACTTTTGATAGATTCCCACGTCCGATGCCTAGGCCAATGCCTAGACCGATGCCTAGCTACAATCGGTACGGTGGGATGCAAGGCCCAACAGGGTTGGGTGGTTTTTTATCTAGACAGCCAGCAATAAGCCAAAGGCAGATCGATCCTGCTACAGGATTTCCTGCTAGGCCGCAGTCGTATGGCGCGGTCATGGGTCGTCCCAACTTTGGATCGATTGGTCGCAACGCATCAAAAGGAAAGAGCGGCTCTAAAGGTGGGGCAAGGACTTTCAATCCAGAGTCGCAAGCTGTGGTAGATGAATATAACAGGAATCCAGACCCCACCCTTGGGGAATCTCTACCGCTAAGGCCAGCAGTGCCGGAAATCGAAATGATCCCTCGTGGGGGACGAGAGTTTGATAGGGCACGAAAGTCTGAAACAGGATCGCCTCCCCCAATGATCGACGCAGGCCAATATCTAAGAACAGGTGAGATTCCAACCTATACTCAAGGTTTGCCTGAAAGGCCGAGGTTTCAGACTCAAGGGCCAGAAAGCTTAATGGGAGAAATAACTCAATCACCCAGATATCAAGCGATGCAGATGGGGCAAGCTGGTGGGAGGCCAAACATCAGGCCAACGATGAACGTCGGTAAGGCAACGGGTGGCCCTGTAGGGCTGGCTTCGCTGATTGGTATGTCTAACGGTGGGCCGACAGTGCAAGAAGGTGATGGCTATAGAGGCGCTTTTAATGTGCAAAGGATGCCTCCTCAAACAGAAAAAGAGGCAAGGGCTATTTTTGACTATGATTTAGAGATGGACGCCTTAAACAGTGCTCAAGAATATCTACTCAATCGTTTTGGAAGAGCGTCTTTACCAGAAGGAAGAGCACCAAGAGATCCAGCAACCTACCAAGTTGATGGAATAGAAGAACTCATCATGTCTTCAAAGGGAATGAGGTAAACACATGACGCTGGCGAAGGTACAGTTTGCCCCAGGCGTTAACAAAGAAGGCACCGAATATACAGCCGATGCTGGCTGGTTTGACTCTGACAAGATCAGGTTCAGGCAAGGCCGAGTAGAAAAGATTGGTGGTTGGACTAAGTACTCTGATCAAAGCTTTCTTGGTGTGTGCCGATCACTTCATCACTGGTCTTCGCTCGAATCAATTAACTATATTGGGATTGGCACCAATCTAAAGTTCTATGTAGCAGAAGGCTCTGGATACAACGATGTCACACCGATCAGGCTGACCACTAGCGCGGGTGACGCGACCTTTGCAGCTACTAATGGTTCCTCAACTATCACCGTCACTGAGACTGCACACGGTGCAGTGGTCAATGATTTCGTTACTTTCTCTGATGCAGCATCTTTGGGCGGCAATATAATTGCATCGGTCTTGAATCAGGAGTATCAAATTGCTTCTGTGCCCACGACAAACACCTTCACCATCGTGGCAAAAGACACTAGTGGTGCTACTGTAACCGCCAACGCAAGCGACAGCGGCAACGGTGGTAGCTCAACAGTGGCTGCGTATCAGATCAATACAGGTCTGAACACGTTTGTTCAAGGCACTGGTTGGGGTGCTGGCACATGGGGTTCTGGCACTTGGGGTAGCTCTAGCAGTGTTGCTGCTGCTGGTCAGTTACGCTTGATTAGTCAGGATAACTTTGGTGAGGACTTGATCTTCAACATCAGGGGTGGCGGCATCTTCTACTGGGACGAGTCTTCTGGTACTGGTGCTAGAGCGATCAACGCCACAGCTTTGGGCAGCGCATCTAATGTGCCAACCGTTGCGTTGCAGGTTTTAGTTTCTGATATAGATCAACACGTTATAGCGTTTGGCACGAACCCGATTGGCTCATCCAACATTGATCCATTGTTTATACGCTTCTCAGATCAAGAGAACGCTGCTGACTGGACGCCAACAGCAACAAACACTGCTGGCGGTGTGCGAATAAACTCAGGCTCCCAGATCGTTGGTGCTGTCCAAACAAGACAAGAGATCCTTGTGTTTACAGATGTCAGCCTTCATTCGATGCGATTTGTGGGTGCCCCGTTCACATTCCAGTTTGCAACGCTAAGTACTGACATATCCATGATCTCACCTAACGCAGCGGTAAACGCTAGAGGTTCGGTCTACTTCATGGATTCAGGTGGTTTCTACGTCTACAACGGGTCAGTCCAGCCACTGCCGTGTAGCGTGAAAGAGCATGTCTTTTCTAATCTCAACAAGGGCCAAGCGTTCAAGGTGTTTGCTGCCGAGAACAATGACTTCTCAGAGGTCATATGGTTCTACCCAGTGGGCACAGGCGACACAGAGATTACAAACTATGTATCGTACAATTACGCAGAGAATCTTTGGGCTGTTGGGACGTTGGATCGGGGCGCATGGATGGGTTACTCGCAAGCCTCGAACCCTATCGCGTCATCTGTTAATACTGGGGTGACAGATGCTAATTATCTGTACAACCAAGAAACTGGATTCGATGATGACGGATCAGCC